GTTTTCTCGTACTTCGTAGTTGAGAGCTTCATGCCCACACGAGCTGCATCATAAGACATCTGGTCCATATTAAAATCTGAACCAGAGCGAAAGGCACTGTCGTCGCCAAGAACTTTGAGTTTCCTGATCTCACCATCTTGGCATGTAGTGAGATACTCGATGAGGATGTAGTTAACGACACTATCAATCATCTGAGTGAACCAGGATCCAGAGGGAACTCCGCGGTACTTGCGGAACATTCTCCCATCTGGCATCAGAATTGGGGTGTTGATGAAATACCAAACCATTCCATCCCAAACGTTTCGCCACTTTTGGCGGTCACGCTTCGAGACTGGTTTTCCACGGAAAGTATCCCAGATCACGTTTTGTCTCAGTATCTGAAACGCTACACGGATCAACCAAGCGGGAACCTTCTGATCAAAACCTGAAAAGTCGAATCCATACAACTTCTCACCTTCGCGCAATCCAACGCACCACTCGGTATACAAGCGTTGCGCTGAGCGCCCGTTGAGCATCGGTGAATTAGGGTCCTGCATAAAAGCTTTATACATGGTTGGAGCATAGAACCCTTCAACAGCCAACATCTCTGCGGGATATACCCAAACTAAACGGGTCTTAGGATCGGAGGCTTCTGACATACCTCCTCTCTGCCCGGCCACGCACGGTGGGAAACGCACGCGGGTAGGGTTGAAGCGAACACGACCATCTTGTTTCATCCGGTGACCAAGCCACCTTGCTTTATGGTAGATATCTTCCATAACCTCTCCTTTCTTCTTGCCCATAAAGCTGACCCCTGCCGCCGTGTCACGGCGGAAATGGGGACCAACCTCATGCCAGTCAAGAGGCTCAGACTTATGCGGTAAACGAAAAGCCTTTCGCGCTTTGGAGATGGCGGATTGCATAGCTGTCCGTTGTACACGGGACAGCGAACGAAACGGATACTTGTCATCACTGAACTTTAACAGTGAGGCATACATGCCGGGCGTACCTTGGGGCTTACGCGTCCAGCCGTATATCTGTTCATATACTTCGCGAGAAAA